TTATATTGGTTTACTACTGCCATTAATCTAAAAAGAAACTTCTAGCTTCTATCTCCTGTTTTAATTCTTCTTGAAATGTAGTGTTTAATTTTTCTAACACTGCATCTAAATCTCTAACCAAAGACTGTGCTACGTCTTCTTCATACTCTGAACTTGCTCTAGTTAATGTTTGTACTATTTTTGCCATTATCTTCTTCCTCCAGTTTGTATATCTAATCTAAATGTTCCTAATTTCCAATTAGTATCTACTGCCGTATTAGATATTGTAAGAGCTATAGCTCTACCTCTAGCACGTGTGTCTACTTTATCTGTACTTGTTGTTACTGTAAAAGGACCTAACGATGAGCTTGCTGCTGTATCGTTTGGATAATTTCTTAAATCTAGTTGAACAATAGCGTTTCCTTGTTGTGCTATAAAATCTGGTATAATTCTACTAACTCTCATTATGTTTTCTCCATCACCTCTAAGATCACCTAAGTTAGTTGCAGCTCCTCTTATAACTTTTTGTGTAATATCATAATCACCAGATGTAATATTAGCAGGAATTGCAACCGCAGCTGTTGCTGCTTCTTGTTGATTAACTCCTGTTTCATGTTCAAAATAAATTGTAGTTCCATCTGTATTACCAGTTACATCAAAAGAAGTATCATTACCCGCATCGTATTTAGTTCCATGAGGTAAACCAAATACAGCTGAATCTTCCCATGTGCTTCTTGGAAATAATGAACTTGCGTTAGTAAACCATATAGGTCTTTTTGATGTTGAATCTAGATAACTATACGAAACTGCTCTGTTAACTACGTTAGATGTACTTGTTGGATAGAACCAAGTAATTTCACCAAACAAATTATTGATACCACAATAAATTAACATGTTAGATGTAGTGTTAAGATCATTATAAACATAATCTTCTACCAAACAATCCATAGATTCTAACTTACCAGTATATCTAAAGAAACCATTTTCTGACATCCAGTACGCAGCACCATCAACTTCTACTGCTGCATTCATTCCTATCAATCCACAGTTAGTACCAACTTGTTCAAAAGCAAAGGTAAAAGGAGTTCCAACAAATCTCATTGTAAATAAAGAAGTGTCGGTCCAAACATAAATTGCATTTCTACCAAGTTTAGCTCCAATAATCCGTGATCCATCGGCCAGTCTTTGTGTACCAGCACTATTTTCAGCTGTAGGTGTGTAATCATTTATATTTTCTTGAGATGAAAATCTTATAAACATATCGTCTTGTGTAGTTTTATCACCAATAGTTGTTTCTGTTCCAAAAAACACTAAGTGACGATCGGGAGTTGACACTAACATATCACGTGATGCTGTCGGTGCACCTGATATAATCGTAGCTCTTGTTGATGTTGCAGCTACTGCATCACCATTCCATTCAAAACATTCTCCGTTATGTATTAATGCAATAAGTGTAGAACCTAAGTTGTCCAAGGACCATAAACCAGGATCTGTTACTTGGTCAGTGTTAGCTGCAGGTGATCCCCAACCTGTAAATGATGAAGTATTAGTTACTGTTGCACCATTTAAATGAGTTGTTGGCGTTGATCCTCTAGCCCCTCTTCCTATACCTGTTAATTTACTTCCTGTAATACCTGTATATGATATTTCTTCTGTTCCTATAGTAACATGGTTTGTACCTGTAGATGGAAAACCACTTGTACTTGTTAATGTAATTTCTGTAGCAGAACCATTGTTTCCTCCTGAAGTAGCACTAATTGCTCCATTTAATGTAGTTGTTCGTGCACCTAAAATATTACCACCCCATAGTGATATACCCCAACCAAACGCTCCTATTTGTTCTGCTGGTCCTACATGGTAATATTGAAAATATGTTATACCACCTGATGTTGTTGCACCACTTCCTGTTTCATTACTAGGCATTGTAATGGTAATAGTAGATGTTGTTGGCACACTTGTTACCATAAATTTTTTATCAGCAAAATCTGTAGCTGTAAAATTAGAATTAGTAATAGTGCTAAAAGTTGATGCGTCATCAAATAATATAATATCTCCTGCTTGAAAATTATGTGAACCACTAAAAGTAAGTGTTACAGTCGGTGATCCGTTAGTCGTGCTAAACGCATTTGTAATAGCTGTACCTGATGGATTAGTTAAAGGATGGATGTCATAAAATACACCACCAGAATATACATATAAAATTCTATTAGTTCCTATAGCTGCAAATTTTGTTGACGTTTTGTTTACAAAATGATGTAAACCTCTGGCTACACCTGTTAATTTAGCTGCACCTAATTGATTCCAACCACCTATTTTTTCTGGTGTACCATATCTAAAACGTACATTTTCTCCGTCTATCCATTGAGACTCAGCTCCTGTAGATGTAACTTGTTTGTTGAATCCTGGTAAAAAACCTAGTTTTTGTAGCATAATTTGCAACAATATTACAAAAGACTTTGGTTTTCAATAAAATTGATCCAGCCTGTAACTATATATTTAGAGTATTTTTTAGATATCTCACTCTTGTGGGTGTGTGTAAAATCAGAAGGCCACAACACGGTTTTACCTTTTTTAGCTTTAACAGTTAGATTATAATTTTTAAATTGAGTTCCTCCATCTGGAACGTCGTTTAAATAAGTCATAAAAACCAACATTCTTGTGCTTGTAGAAAACCCTCTTTCAGAATGCCATAATTTAAAACCTTCATTTTTTTTATAATACTGAACATTATAACCTTCTGTTAATCCAAAAAAATCTAAATCACTCATTTCTGAAAATTCTTCAATGTATTTATGAATACATTTTATTAAAAAAGAATTGTAATCATTAAATATTTTAACATTACTTTTAACTGATACTGCTATGTCAGTGCTTACTTTAGCTTTATAATTTACCTCGCCGTGTCCTATTTCTGAATTAAATATTTTTCCAGGTACATGTAGTTTTTTATTTTTTTTAAAATATTTTAAAATGTCGTCACATAATTTAATAGGAGTTTTATACTCTCTTATAAAATTATTCATCTGTAATATATATATTTAAAGACAAACTAATTCTTTCTTTTGTATTTTTATTGGGTCGTACACTATGAACAAGGTGTGAAGGAAATATTAGTAGGTCGTTTTGTTTAGGGTTAACAACAAACTCTTGACTATTATAATAATTAAATTTAGGAAAAGATAGATTGTAAAATTGAAGAATTGTAAACGCAGGATTAGGATTTCTAAATACAATTGATCCACAATCTTTAGGTGCTTTTAAATAATAAACTAAAGAAAATTCTCCATCGTGAGTGTGGGGTAAATTATAAGAATCTTTTTTATTACTATTTATCCATAATGGAGATAATGTTACTATAGAATTTTTGGGTATATTAATATTTTTTAAAAACTCTACTACAGTTGGAGATACAAATTGATGAAATTTATCTACCGCAGATACACCTGATTCTAAAAGTTTAGTTTGAAAACCACCTTTGTTTGTTTTTTTTCTACCCGTTTTTAATTTTTTTTGTTTTTCTAATAAGTCAATTAATTCTTTATCTAAACCATGTGTGTTTTCTAGTTTAGTTTTAAACAACGGGGTTTGAAATATACCTTCTATTTTATCCATGTTTTAAATTCCTCCTTTGGAACATATGCACCCATACTAACAATTATTCTTAGTGTTTTTCCAGATACCGGAGAACAAGAATGTTCCCATTCAGATGCAAAATTTGTCCATCCTTGATTGTTTTTTATTTTTATTTTTGTGCCTTGTAAAATAGGTTCTCCACCTTTTTGTGAATTTTGTATCATAAATAAAAGTCTAAAATGAGCATTACCTTTATCATCTTCGGGATCACAATGAACATGCACATGAGTTCCTTTTAAAGCTATTACTCCTATAAAATTACCATAAATTTTTTCGGGATAATATTTTTTTATATTTAATTTTTGCATACATTCTTTATGAAACAATTTTATTTTTTTAGAAATTTCTAAATCATGTAGATTTAAATTACAATACTGTCTACCGTGTCCGTTAAATTTAAATAAATCTCTATTTTTATAATTAAGTTTTGCAAACTTTTTGATTTCTTTTGCTAAATCATCTGGAATAGT